CAGACAGTTCGGTATCACACTCGGAGAGTGGGTGTCCCAATGCAAGTAACTGTTGGCAATCAGCTCCGAATTGAAAACCCGTCTGAGCAGTTGCTTACATGGTGCAAGAAGCAGCTTATCCTTCTCAATCCTGAGTACGCCAAGAAAGTCCGTATGCACTTTTGGGTCGGCAACACCCCTGAGAAGTTGTACCTGTTTCAATGGGACGGTGACACGCTGGTTCTTCCCTATGGTTGTCTGAATGATGTGTTGGCGATGGACGATTGCCACATGAAGGTCAATCTTCCCACACCGACCGAGGTGGACTTCGGTTGCACCATTCCGCTCTATGACTACCAAGTGGAAGCCAAGGAAGCCCTGATAACTGCCTACTACGGTATTCTTCAAGCCCCTGCGGGGTGCGGTAAGACACAGATCGGAATTGCTGTTGCGGCAGATACAGGTCGAAGGACACTCTGGCTGACCCATACACGGGATTTGCTCGTACAGAGCAAAAGCCGAGCGGAGCAGTACATGAGTCCTTCTCTGACTGGCACGATCACCGAAGGTAGGGTTCAAATCGGCAAGGCAATCACTTTCGCAACGGTACAGACCATGTGTAACCTCGATCTGAGTCAATACCGTGATGTTTGGGATTGTATCATCGTGGACGAGTGCCACCGTGTAGCCGGAACCCCAACCGCTATGACGCAGTTCTCAAAGGTTTTGAACGCTCTGGCAGCTCGGCACAAGTACGGCCTGTCCGCTACGGTTCACAGGGCAGACGGTATGATTGCCGCCACCTACGCTCTGCTGGGTGGGATTGCCTATCAGGTGCCGGAGGAAGCGGTGAAAGACAAGATCATGACCGTCAGCGTTCTCCCCCGTGCCACACATCAAGGACTCAGCCGTGAGTTCTTGGACACGGACGGTACGATCATTTACGCTAAGTTGGTCAATTTCCTCGCTGATAGGTATGACCGTAACGAGCTAATTGCCGCCGATCTGGTCGAGAACCAAGATCATTACAATCTTATTCTTTCCGACCGTCTGAACCATCTGGAATATCTGATGAACCACCTTCCTCGGCAGTTAAGGGAACAGGCCGTCATGATTGATGGAAAGATGACCACGAAGAAAGCCAAGGCTCTCCGGGAGCGGGCTATTGAGGAAATGCGGCAGGGACGCAAGCGGTATCTGTTCGCTACCTATTCTCTGGCAAAAGAGGGGCTGGACATTCCCCGGCTCGACCGCTTGTACCTGACTACGCCGCAGAAAGATTACGCTGTAATAACTCAGAGCATTGGTCGTATCGCTCGTACTTTCGAGGGAAAGGGAGAACCCATCGCCTACGATTATGTGGACGATGGTATCCAGTACCTCGTGCGAAGCTACAAAAAGCGGTGTACCACCTACCGGAAAGCGGGGTGCAAGTTCCTTAAACCTTGAACCTTTCATTTTCGACTGCGAGGTGTTTGCCTACGATTGGCTTTTTGTCTTCAAGAACAAGGTTACGGGGGAATACACCGAAATTTGGAATGACAATGAAGCGGTCGAACAGTTCATGACCCAAGAACCCCTGTTGGCAGGGTTCAACAATAAGCACTATGACCAATTCATTCTGAAAGCGGTTCTCTCAGGTTTCACGCCGGAGGAAATCAAGGCGGTCAACGATTTTATTATCGTTGGCGGTCACGAGGGCTGGGAGTACGCCCCTCTCCGTGACTGCGGGATTTTCTTCGATCAATATGACCTGATGGACGATTGCCAGATGGGGTTGTCCTTGAAAGCAATCGAAGCGCACCTCGGAATGGACATTCGTGAAACCACCGTTCCGTTTAACATCGACCGCCCTCTGACTGAGGACGAGAAGCAAGAGGTCGAGTTCTACTGCCGACACGATGTTGACGCAACCGACAGGCTGGACGATCTTCGTCAAGGCTATCTGTCCAGTAAGCTCACGCTGGGTCGTGAAAAGGGGCTGTATCCTGCAAAAGCCCTCTACATGACCAACGCCAAGCTGACCGCTGCTTACCTTGACGCAGAGCAAAAGCCGCACTATGACGAGCGGGAATATCAGTATCCGCCGAAGCTGCTTCGTCAGTACATTCCGCAGGAAGTGTTCGACTTCTTCGAACGGTTGAAGGACGAGAGTATTCCTGACGAAGTGGTGTTCAAGGAAAAGCTCGATCTGATGGTAGGCGGCTGTCCTTGTACTATCGCCTACGGTGGTATTCACGGGGCTATCCCGTGTTACCGAGAGGAAGCCACGGAAACCCGCTCTATCCGCAACAAAGATGTTGCAAGCTACTACCCGCACCAGATGACCTTGAACGGTTATTGTAGCCGAAATATTCCCTCTCCCGATGTGTATGCCGCCACCATTGAGCGGCGTGTTAAAGCAAAGAGGGCTGGCGATAAGGCTACGGCAAACGCCTTGAAGCTGGTGCTGAACACCACCTACGGAGCCATGCTGAACCGCTACAATGACCTGTATGACCCGCTCATGGGGCGCTCGGTCTGTATCTCAGGCCAGTTGCAGTTGCTCGAAATGGCGGAACATCTTGTTCAGGACTGCCCCACCTTGAAGATCATTCAGCTCAACACCGATGGTATCATGGTCAGCCTTGATGACTGCGATGTGCCAATGTATCAAGAGATCACGCAGGAGTGGCAGGACAGAACCGGCTTTGAGTTAGAGGAAGACCTTATCAAGATGATCTGTCAGAAAGATGTGAACAATTATGTCGAGGTTCCTTTCGAGGGCGACCCCAAGATCAAGGGCGGTGTTCTCGTTCGTGGAATTGCCCCGGCAGGAGCGTTCAACATTAACAACAACGCCTGCGTGGTCGCTAAGGCCGTCAAAGATTATCTGGCCTACGGTATCCCGGTCGAAGATACCATCATGAGCTGCGACCGCCTGCTGGACTTCCAGTTGGTCGCTAAAGCCGGAAGTAAATACGGTGACGCTCTCCATGAAGTAGACGGTCAGATGGAGGTCGTACAGAAGGTCAACCGGGTATATGCCACGGAAGATCATCGTTACGGAACCCTCTACAAAATCCACCTCGGTACTGGCAATCCCGTCAAGATTGCTGGACTTCCCGCAAAATGTGTCGTAGACAACGACAATCACCTGACGATTGATGTGGTTGACCGTGACTGGTATATCCGGCTGGCACGGCGTTATGTTCGAGATTTTCTCGGAGAGAAGCCACCCAAGCGAAATACCCGCAGAGTCAATTCCATCAAGAAAAAATTATTAGAAATGTTGGAGGTATAAATATGGCTACTACTAAAAAAGCCGCTGAGACTGCGGCGGTGGATTATTCCACCATGAATGTGTTCCAGAAGTTACAGCTTGCCCGTGTACGCTTCCTCGAAGGTGGCGTGGACAAGAGCGGCAAGCACATGAAGCTCGAATATAAGTATTTCGAGCTGGCGGATATTGTTCCCAAGGCCGAGCAGATTTTCCTTGAAATCGGTCTGATGATGGTTCCGTCCATGTACGGCGACAAGGCGACCGCTCGTGTCTACAATGTCGATGACCGTGATGACTTCATTGATTTTGTTGCGCCGTACACCCCCATCGCCCCCATCGTGTCCAACGCTGGCAATCAGGTCACAAACGAAATGCAGGCGACCGGCAGCTCTATCACCTACATTCGCCGCTACCTGTGGCAGCTCGTTTTGGACATTGTGGAGCATGACAGTATCGACAGCGGTGAGTTTGATACGACCCCCGCACCCGCCCCTGCCGTTACCAAGAAGCCCCCTGTGACCACCGAACAGCGTCAGGAAATCAAGAAAGAACTGACCGGCGCTCCTGCTGGTGCGGCTACCGTGGAACAGGTCAGTACGCTGAAAAGCCTGCTGAAAAAGCTCATGGATATTGACGCAGAGCAGGAACAGTTCGTGCAGACCATCGCCATGAAGACCGAGGGCTTCTCCAAGATCGAAGCCGATAAGTGTGATGCTCTGATCGAGGGCGTGAACAATATGTTGGCTGGCTATGAAATGAAAACGGCGAAGGAGGGGTAAGGGTGAGTTGGAAACTCGTTCCGGGGTATGAGGGCTACTACGCCGTGAGTGACAGAGGTGCTGTCTACTCTCTCCGAAAGGAACGGGAATTGAAACCGAAAGTTGACCGTTATGGATATGAGGTTGTAACTCTCACCGTCCATGGTCGCCCTAAGTGTTTCACGATTCATCGGCTGGTCGCTCTGGCATTTATTCCTAATCCCTACAACAAACCGACAGTCAATCATAAGGACGAGAATAAGCGCAACAACGCCGTTTCTAACCTTGAATGGGCAACACACAAGGAAAACGATAATCACGGCACTCGCAATCAGCGCATGAGCAAATCGAAATGTCGTAGGGCTGTAATCGGACTATTCCCTGACGGGTCAACAAAGACATTCGATGGCGTAAAGGCTGCTTCTGACGCTTCCGGTATTGCTCACAGTCAGATTGCAAAGTGTTGTAAAGGGATTATCCAACAAACTCACAATATTGAATGGAGGTATTACGATGAAGTCCGTAGAATGGCTTGACGGCAACCGTATTCAAGTTGTTCCACCGGCCAGACCTAAGAAGTTGACAGGTACTCGTTTCGCCGCAGTCATGGGGCTGAACGCATGGACAACCCCGTTTGAGGTATGGTGCGCCGTCACTCGTACCTATGAGAAACCCTTTGAAGATACTATCTATACCGTTGCCGGTAAAACTATTGAGCCGAAGCAGGCTCAGTATATGAAGGAAGCCTACATGATGGGCAATCTTATCACTCCTACCGATGTGTTTGGAGAGAACTACTTCCAGCGAACTTGGGGCGACTTCTTCCCCGATCAGAAAGTCCTTGGTGGTAGCTGGGACTACCTTCTAGTGGATAAGGAAGGGAAGCCCACCACCGTCCTCGAAATGAAGACGAGTAAACGCATAGAGGATTGGGTCGATGACATTCCTGAGTATTACGCTTTGCAAGCGGCGTTGTACGCTTACCTTCTTGGCGTGGACGAGGTTATCATGGTCGCTTCCTTCCTTGAACCCAAGGACTACGATGCCCCTGAGAAGTTCGTGTGCAGCGGTGAGAATACCATCACCCGTCCCTTCAAGGTGTCCGAGCGGTATCCTGACTTCGAGAAGAAGTATGTGAAGCCTGCCCTGAAATGGTGGAAGGACTATGTGGAGAGCGGCATTTCTCCCGCCTTTGACGAGCGCAAGGATGCTGAAATCCTGAAAGCCCTCCGCACCAACAACCTGTCTCCTGAAACGGATATGGCGGCGCTGGTCAAGGAAGCCGAAGACCTGAAAGCCAAGCTGGACGCTCACGCCGCTGAGGTGGCTGAGGACGAGAAGCGGTACAAGGTCTTGACCGACATGATTAAGAAAGCCGCAATCGCTCAGTTCCGTGACGGTGACAAGAAGGTGTCTATCGCTGGTTCTGCCTATAATTGGGAAGTCAGCCGTACTTCCACCACGAAGATCGACAAGGACGCTATGAAAGCGGACGGTATTCTGGCGAAGTATACGACCACCGAGGACAGCTACCGCATTTCCCCGAAAGCCTTGAAAGAAGGTGCGTGAAGTGGCACAGAGTATGCAGAGATTGAGCAAAGATGATTTGCTCAAACTTCTCGACCAGTATGCCGATGACGATTTTGTTGGGGTTTTGTTCACAGCAGCTCGTGATATTCACTCCGACCAGTCCACCATCTTCGTATTCTATGACAAAGTAACGGAGGTTTAATTATGAAATTTTCCAAGTTCGTGAAGTCCCTCGCCCCTGATGGCGGCGCTATCTACGAGTACATGGACGAACGCTGGCTTGCTTCCCCGTCCGTACTTATGCTCATTCCTGATGGTATCCGCAGCGTGACCGGGTACAGCAACGAGAAAATGCCTGATGGCATTGGTCGCCTGATTTCTCAGGTTGGTTGCACCGAGTACGCCACGTTGGTCAAGGCGGTAATGCCTGAGCCGGACGGCGCAATCAAGGATTGTGTCCGTATCTTCGCCACGCAGGACAGCACCATGACCCTTCCCATCACCAACGATGATTGGTCGCTGATCGAGAAGTCTGATTTCTGCGAAATCTTGTACGCTTACGATCTGGAAAGCGACAAGAGCGTACCGAAAGCCCTGCTGGTCAAGCAGTACGCTAAGTACCCCGATGACGAAGACCGGTTGGTTGGTATCATCTTCCCCTGCGAGTACACAGAACAGCTCAATTTCTACACCGTGAAGGAGGACAAAAACAATGGCTAAAATCGGACTCACCGAGGGTTTCACCCTCATTCCCGAAGGTACTCATGTCTTTCAGATTACCGATGTGAAGTACAAGGAAGACTTCGGCAAGCTGGAAATCTATATGCAGACGCAGAACGGCAGTAAGCACATCGAGCGCTTCTCTCTGCTGAAATCCGATGGCTCTCCCAACGAGGGTGCATACAACGCTTTCAGCTACTTCGCCAAGACTGCCCTCGGTAACTTCGACCTGACCGAGATCGACCACACCGACCTGATTGGTCACTTCATTGAGTGCGATGTGGAACATGATGTTCAGGAGAACAAGAAGAAGCCCGGACAGAGCATTACCTTCGTCCGTCTGGCCGATAAGCGCCCCTCTGAGGGCTGGGGTGGCGCTGGCAATACGGTTACTACCTCTGCTGTTAAAACCGCTTCTGCGGCTTCTCAGGCCGCTCCTAAGACACCGATGGATTTGGCAGCTCTCCTTGGCTGATACCGGGTGCAAGGGAGGGCTAATTTGAAAGGCTCTCCCTCGCCAATGGTATGTTGAAAACTATGTTGAAAGTGAGGATAAGCTACAATGGCAGAAGCCTATATTTGTTCGCTCTCCAAGGTTCAGCGTCACGCTGAAATCTGCAAGGAGATCAACAATCTCTATGAGCGTAAGAACCATGACTACGGTGACAGCTTTCACCAGACCTTCGTTGAAGAAGGAATGGCGATGGCTCGTATTCGGTTGGGTGATAAGTTCAGCCGCTTCAAAACTCTCTCCCGTGGCGGTGAACAGAAGGTCAACGACGAGTCTATCCGAGACACCCTGATTGACCTCGCTAACTACGCCATTATGACGGTGGTGGAAATGGAGGTCGCTGACGATGACACTGAATGATTATCAGAAAGCCGCCGAGCGTACTTCCGGCGACCTGACTTCATGGGATAAGGTTCGCAACGGCTGTTACGGTTTGAACGGCGAAGCCGGAGAGTGCATTGACATTCTGAAAAAGACCGAGTTTCAGGGTCATGCTTTCGACCCGATGAAGATGGTTGACGAGCTGGGCGATGTTCTCTGGTATGTCGCACAGTTGGCGACCGGCTTGGGTGTGACCCTCGAATATGTGGCACAGCACAATGTCGATAAGCTGCTGGCTCGTTACCCTGACGGGTTCGACAGCGAAAAAAGTATCCATAGAAAGGAGTACGAAAATGCCTGACTGCTTCTCTAAGTCCGAAGTGACTGATTTCATGAACTTCATGAAGCTGCCTGACGGAACCTCTGTTGTTTCCGATGACATGATGGAGTACCTGATGGCTTACGGCTTCTTCACCGCCCCTGCTTCTACCAAGTACCACGGCAATTACGAGGGCGGTCTTCTGAACCACTCCCGCATGGTCACGGAGTACCTTCTGGCGCTCACTCAGGCCAATCACCTGATCTGGCGCAAGGCTCGTTCTCCCTTCATCGTGGGTATGTTCCATGACCTATGTAAGATCGACCAGTACCGCCACCCGGTAACAGGCCACATTGAAGAATTTAATGGTGGGCGCACACCAATCTATGACGAACAGGCGTGGGAGTACAACCCCGACACCCTTCTGAAAGGTCACGGCGATAAGTCCGTCATGCTTCTCTCTCAGTTCTACACACTGACTGATGAAGAAATCATGTGTATCCGCTATCACATGGGCGCTTTCACCGACAAGTCCGAGTGGAATGACTACACCAGAGCAGTCAGCCAGTACCCGAATGTGCTGTGGACACACCAAGCCGATATGCTGGCAAGCCATGTTGCGGGGGTGTGAAGTATGTATATTCCAACAGTTTCTTTCGATTTCGATGGTGTAATTCATTCCTACCGAAGCGGGTGGAAGGGTGCCGCTGTTATCCCCGACCCTCCCGTAGAAGGGATTAAAGAGGTCATTGAACAACTCATAAGCGATGGTTTATGTGTGGTCATCTGTTCTTCTCGTGCGGAGTCCTTTGAGGGGCAGACGGCGATTGCTGAATGGTTGAAACACTACGGATTTCCTATGGTGCAAATTCAAGCAAGAAAAGTTCCCTCCATCGTTCATGTCGATGACCGTACAATCTGTTTCGATGGCAGAGCAAACCACCTCCACGAACAGATTATCAACTTCAAACCTTGGTATGAAAGGGAGTCTGAAAGTGAAAATCAGTGAACCTTCTGTGGAGCTTATCAACGCTCCCGATTATAAGACCCTTCTGACCACCATCGAAGCCGCAGGGCGCACTTGCTATAAGTCCGAGGACAAGATCACGGACGGAAGCGCAGAAAAATTCGTCCGGGGCATTATCAAGCGGGGTCACGAAGCTGTCATTGAGCATGGCTCTCTTACCGTTCGCTTCATCTGCGACCGGGGTGTGAGCCACGAGATCGTCCGTCACCGTCTGGCGGCGTTCTGTCAGGAGTCCACTCGGTACTGCAATTACGGTAAGGAAGGCTTTGGCGGCGAGATCACCGTCATTCGTCCCTCGACCTTCGCCAAGATCGACTCGACCTACCACATCTGGAAGCGGTCGTGTGAACACGCTGAGGTTGCCTACTTCGATCTGCTGAACGAGGGTTGCACCCCGCAGGAAGCTCGATCTATCCTTCCGAACAGCCTGAAAACCGAAGTGGTCATGACCGCCGACCTCAGAGAATGGCGGCATTTCTGCCGTATGCGCTGTCCCGTAGCGGCTCACCCTGATATGCGGGTCGTTGCCAATATGCTCCTGACCCTGCTGAAACAGACCTATCCCGTCTTCTTCGAGGACATTGAGGTATGAGGATTAAGAAAGCTGGCGGTAAGGTGTTCGGTGCGGTCTTAACTGCTGCCGAGAAGAAAGCGATGGACATGGAAATCAATCGTCAGATTGTGGAAGCCGACAGGCGCTACGCCGATGACATTGACGCTATGGTGCTTTATACCCTCCATGTTCACCTTGGTTTCGGCAAGAAGCGCCTGCGGAAGTTCTATGACGCTTTCTCCGCCGAGCATGACCGCCTTATCCAGTATTATCAAATGCCGGACGATTACACATGGCTCTGCAAAGAAATGTTGAAGCGTATCGGCGTTGATGTTGAAGCATGGAACAAAGAAAGGAAAGAACCCGATGAAACTGAAAAGCATTGACGGCAAAGTGCCGTATATCATGGCTGCTGGAAAGGACTTCGTGAAAGATGAAATGTCGCTGGCGGCGGCAGAGCAGATTTGTTCCCGTGGAACACAGACCGCCAGCAAGCTCTTTCCTGATTTCCCCATCTGCATAGATGGCAAGTTCTATTTTGCTGGAACCTCGACAAAGCCCAAGTCCAGCAAGTCTAAGACCCCTTGCGGGGGCTGAGATTTTCAATCTTCCTGTGGTTCGTCACCATTGTCGCAGTCCTTTGTCTGAAATTACCCACGGTTGAGGTTGAAGAACCTTCTCCCGTTGTCGAGGTGGTAGAGGTAGTCACCCCTGAGCCAGAACCGGAGGTGACACCTCAGCCGTGGACAGACGAGGAAGTGATTGTACTGGCGAAAATGCTATGGGGAGAAGCCAGAGGGGTCAGCTCTGACGCTGAGAAAGCTGCTTGTGTGTGGTGTGCGCTCAACCGTGTCGATCACGGCTACGGCGACATTATAACGGTCGTGACTACACCCAAACAATTTGTAGGGTACAACGAAGAAAACCCGGTCGATGATGGTTTGATTACTCTCTGTATAGATGTACTGACCCGCTGGTACGCAGAGAGAGAAGGTCAGGTTGAGGTCAGTCGTGTCCTCCCTGCGGATTACTTGTGGTTCTCTGGCGATGGCAAGAGAAATCACTTCCGCAACGCCTACCGTGGCGGTGATAGATGGGATTGGTCTTTACCGAGTCCGTATGAAAGCTGAGGTAAGCCTATGAGCTATTTGAATATACCCGCCGAACTTCGAGGGGAAAAGGCATGGGTCAATGTGTGGGACGGGTCAAAGGTTCCCATGCAGGCCACCGTGAGAAAGGCGGCTTCTTCCTCTAATCCTGATACATGGTCGAATTACATTGACGCTGAACACAATGTCCAACACGGCTACTATGACGGTCTTGGCTATGTATTTCACAGCAACGGGATAATCGGTATCGACATTGACGATGGCTTTACTGATGGGCTTCTAAACCCGCTGGCGGCTGACATTATCGGTCATTGTCAGTCCTACACGGAAAAGTCCAGAAGTGGGAGAGGGGTTCACATTCTCGTTCGTGGAGAGCTGCCCTTCAAGGGTAAGAACAACCGTGCCGCCGTGGAGATTTACAAGAGCAATCGGTACTTCATCATGACCGGCGAGGTTTTGATCTTCTCCAAGATCGTTGAAAACCAGTCAGCGATTGACTATGTGATCGAGAAGTATTTTCCCGACACACCGAAAGAAAGCAGTTCAGGTACGGTTGCCCCTCAGCGTATCTATTCCCCCATCTATCGCCGTCCTGAAAACGGCAAGTTGCATTTGAAGCCTGAATACCCGCCTATCACGCCGGGAAGCCGGAACCTCAGCCTGACTTCTCTGGCGGGTCAGCTTCACAACCAAGGTTACACCAAAGCAGAGATTTACAAAGAACTGTTGTACGCCAACTCCCAAGCCTGCAAACCCCCGCTTCCGCAGTCAGAAGTTGAGTTGATTGTCAACAGCGTGACCAGATACAGGAGGTAATTATGAAACCTTATCAGCGTGGCGATGTTGTTATCATTGATGTTCCCATGCTTGCCAACAGTCATATTCAGGCCGGTAAGCGTCCGTGGGTGGTTGTGCAAAACAATGTCGGCAATCAGTTTTCTTCCACCAGCATTGTCGTTCCCCTGACCACTAAAATCAAGCGACTGGAAATGCCGACCCATGTGGCGGTCACTTGGGGTTCTTTACAGCCGAGCATGGTTGAATGTGAACAGGTGCGTGTCGTAGATGTGTCCGATGATTGGGAATACATCTGCACCCTACCGCCTGAGATCATGCATCATGTGGACACAGCGTTAAAGAACGCTTTCTTCTATGGGGGGGGGTGTAGAAGATGGAAACTGAGAAGAAAATCTGTCCATTGTCTATGAGCTGCCCCGAAGACATTCCCCTCTGTCCATGCCAGAAACAGCGCTGTGCATGGTGGGACGAAGACTCTCAGGACTGCGCCGCTGTGGTGCTGGCGAGAGCGATGAAGAAAAGGAAGTGAGAATATATGGGTCAATATATCAATCTAACTAACGCCTTAAATGCTGTACGAGATATTCCTACGGCATTTCATGCTATAAAAAAAATACCTATCGTGAAAACCATTCCTATAACTTGGACTTTGGCAAATGAAGCATTACCTCCGAATGGCGAAAATGTACTTTGCTGGTACGAGTATTTCCGTTACGGAGAGTATAACCGAATGTATCAGACCTTCGGTATCGGATACCAGTTCAACGGAAATTGGGGTGGTGAGGTGGCACAAGGGCAGAAAGCAAAGGTCTTAGCTTGGACACCTTTACCGAAGCCGCCAAAGATGAAAAGAGGTGTTAAAAATGGCTGATGAAATCACAACCGTCCCCGAAGAACAGGCTCTTTTCCAGCTCTCCAACGGTCGCTACATCATGGACGAAGCTCAGTCCCGTGTGATGTTTCAGATTAAGGAAGCACAGCCGGAGCATAGCCACCCGATCAGCGGCACGGGGTATTCGTGGGACGAGTCCGGCATGGCGGAGTTGTTCTCCGAGTGCTACAAGAATGATACCCGCTACTGCCCCGAAGCGAAAAGCTGGTTCACCTACTCCGAGGGGGCATGGCGCAAGGACACGGGTTCTCTGCTGGTAGCGGAAAAGATCAAAGAGTTCTGCCGCCTGATGGCTCTCTATTGCGGTGAGATCACCAATGAAGAACGCCGCACCGAGTACATGAAGTTCATCGTAAAGATGGGCGATCGGCGCTTCCGTGACCGGCTGATGAAGGACGCTGCCAGTGTGCTTCCTATCGCTTCGGCAGAGTTTGACGCAAACCCCTACCTTATCAACTGCAAGAACGGCACTTTCGATCTCGAAAAAATGGAGTTCCGGGAACATGACTGGAAAGACTTCCTGACTATGCAGACCAACTTCAACTATACCTTGCAGGACGCACGGTGTCGCCGCTGGGAGAAGTTCGTTGCAGAGGTTACTTGTAATGACGAAGACAAGGCTGACTATCTGCAAAAGGCGCTGGGGTACTCTATGCTGGGTATGGCGAACGAAGAATGTATGTTCATTCTTCACGGCAAGACCACTCGCAACGGCAAGTCCACCATGCTCTCGGCAATTCACCACCTTCTCGGTGATTATGCTTCCGTGTCCCCCGTGTCGATCATCTGCAAGGCAGAACGCTCGAAGAACGCCGAAGCAGCGAACCCCATGCTGGCTTCCCTGAAAGGCAAGCGGTTCGTCACGATGGCAGAGAGTAATCAGTATGGCAAACTGGACGAGGAAACAATCAAGCAGCTCACGGGCGGCGAGGAAATCAAGGCTCGGAACCTCTATGAGACTGCTACAACCTTCCTGCCGCAGTTCACCCTTTGGCTCTCCTGCAACGATCTTCCCACCGTCAGCGATAAGTCCCTGTTCGCATCCGACCGTGTGCGGGTCATTGAGTTCAACCGCCATTTCACCGAAGCGGAACAGGACAAGAACCTGAAAAATGAGTTCCAGACACAGGAAGCCATGCAGGGCATTTTCGCTTGGCTGGTCGCCGGGTACTTCAAGTACAAGCGGTTCGGCCTGAAAATGTCCCCCGCCATGTGGAAGGTGGTCAACCAGTACGAGCGTGACAACGATTTGTGCTTGCAGTTCCTCGAAGAACGCTGTGAGCAGGCAGAAGGGGTCAACACCCGCTCGAAGTCTCTGTTTGACGCATACAAGATTTGGTGCAAGTCCAACGGGTACTTTGCCTGTTCCGCCAAGCGGTTCAACGCCGACATGGAAACACACCCTGAGTGGCACGGCGGCAAGGTCGTGTATCAGGGCTACCCCGTCTACAAGAACCTCAGACTGAAAGGAGCGTCCTAATGAACCGTTCCTGTAACTCTATCCTATGCCGCTTCGGTATCCACACAGCAGACCCGTATGTTCATATTCAGGTCAGGTGCCGTAATGGTTCTCACCGCTGGCAGAGCAATTATGAAATCTGTAAGCGGTGCGGCAAACGCCTGAGAAAAATCCGCATTGTAAAGGAGCGTCCGTGATGAAAATTACTCTTGATATTCCCGATGGCATTATTGCGGGGTTCTTCAATGGTGTAGAGGTCACGGCTCACGGTATGCAGTTGGTGTCCTATCAACTCAGCACTGACGATCTGAAAGATGGTAACACCGTAAAACTCCCTCGTGAACAGGAGGTGACAGTATGATTGCCACCAATGAAGAACTCGCCCTGCTGGAAAAGTGGAAGCGAAAACTCTGCTTGCAGGAGTGGCGGATAAAGCTATTGACCCACCTTCACCCCGAAGAAATGATGGTGCGTAATACCACAGGCTGTACCGAGTGGTCAGAAGCAATTAAGACCGCTCGTATTGAGATCATCAACCCTGCCTGCTACGGCGACCGCATTGTGCCGTTCAATTTTGAAAAGACGCTGGTGCATGAGCTGCTACACCTGAAATTCTCCTTCTGGTGTCAGAACGAAGATGATGTTGGGGATAGAGTCATGCACCAGATGATTGACGATCTCGCAAGAGCTTTGACGGAAGGGGACAGCGATGATGAAGCCTGAATACTGCCCCGATTATGTGGGCGTTGCCTGCGTTGATGGCACTTGCCCTGTTGCCAACTATGAAGAATATGCCGAGCGGTGTATGCCTGTCATTTCCAGTTGCCGGAACTGCTTCTATTATAAGGGCTGTGAAGACTGTGCAATCTCTGACGATTGCGACCGAATGGAGGATAAACATGAGTAAAAAGTGTGTATGTGGCAATGAAATGACTCGTGAAGACTGGAAGCACGAGTGGGTCTGTCATCGTTGCGGACGAAAGCGGCCTATCCCACTACCCCCGATGTTCACCGTCTTCATGTGCCGTAAATGCGAACACCTTCTGTATGTCGAGGAAGACGAGGACTTTCCTCAGAAGCTCGGAAAAATCGCCGCAAAATCCTGTCCCTGTTGCGGAGAACAGGAAGAAGGTCTGTGGAGACTTCTCGGTCGAGCGGAAGGGTTCGAGGGAACTGTATTCACGGAGGAAAGCGATGAAGACTGAGAAAAAGAACCTCCGCCGTATTTCTATCGTAGTCACGGCACAGACCAAGGGCAACCTTGAACGGCTGGCGGCGGTCTGCGGGTACTCGGAGATCGGTCGAGTGGTTGACAAACTCACCCGTGAAAAGATGATCTCCCTCCACGACTTTGAAAGAAAGGAGAAGCGCTATGAATGATGTAATGGAGCAAATCAAAACGCTTTCTGCCACCTTGGACGAGGAAACCACCCGCTTTCACCCTACCGGCAGACTGCTGTTGT